ACTCGCCCAAAGCACCCTGCCCTTCGGGTCGCTGAGGGTTAACTTAATAGAAACGGCTACGCATGTAGTACCGACAGCGGAGTACTGGCGGACGGGGGTTCAAATCCCCCCGGCTCCACCAAATGATCCATACAAATCAGGCACTTAGCGTTTACCGCTAGTGCCTTTTTTGTGCCTGAATGGGGGGGGTTGGCTCACTTATGCCAGCTTAATGACAGCTTCCGACGCTATCGGAATTGGGGGATAATAGGTTTGGAAATAAAAAATAATCCAGTCGGTCGATTGCGCGATGCTTTGAACAAATTTAAGGATAACGCACGTCCCGATACCCAGATCATGCACCTCTGGGCCAACGTATTTGAGTGCTCAGTCAACGATACCCAGGCTATTTTCGGTGGCATCAGCATGATGTTCAGGCTCAATTCGGAGGCTAGGGAAGCTACGCTTGCATATACCAAAGACAGTCCCGCGTTTTTCTTCAAGCCATTCGATCAGATCGACGAACTTCTTTCAGTAATGGCAATGCATACCCAATGGAACTCAGTTAGGGCAATGGTAGATGATCAGACCATGACCTCTCTCATATTTATAGAGCATATGCTAGATGCTCATTTTTTGAAGCCCACCCCTGAGACCCAAGATAAAGTTGTTTCCGTATTGGCAAAAATTGATGAGCTCATTGAGTCCTGCCTGGCCTCGGACCTTACGGATGAGCTCAAAAGGCTATTTGTCAGGCAGCTGCAGTCGCTTAGATCTGCGCTTTTCGATTACAGAATATCTGGACCTGTCGGCTTGGAAGCAGCGCTTGAGCAAGCTGCAGGCTGCGTACTGCGAAACCAGTTGGCTATCAAGGCTGAACTTACTAATAAAAATCCTTTTGTAATAAGTTTTTTTGATGTCCTAGGCAAGGTGAACGACTTAACTTCAGGATACCAAACTGCTGCCATAGCCTTGGCCCCCGTAGGCGCGATGCTGCTGAACATCCTTAAATAAAAGAAGACATTACCACTCGGCATGAAAGGCATTCATGTGATTGCTGCTTATTAGTGTTTGCGGCGTGAACTTGTTATCAGCAATCAGCGATAACACACCGAAAAGCCACCGCTGGTCCCAAAACTGGTCCCAGCGGGGAAACTTTAAAACGGCATAACGCTCTCCCCGCGCCCTGCCGACCTAAATCGAACTCGCTCGCGGATCTGGCTGCTATGCTGCTGAACCTACTAAAACAAGCCACTCCGAACTCGGACCTACTCCCTTAGCCCCTAAACACTCTGTCTGTTTCTGTACAAAACCCGTATGAATTTTAACGGGCTTTAGTCGTTTCCCAATTGGAAAGTTCTATCAAAACAGCAGCATCACCGGTGTCGTTCCAAATAGGGCTTTTAAAGTCCCAAAAAATATGATGCCACATCACGCCCTTGTGCTCTATATCGTGATCGCTCCCAACTCGGGTATGAAGGGAAATCCGTGCGCCTTTCTTAACATCCTTGCCGTCAAACCACTTGGAATGTCGATTCTTATTTGAAATTGTTCCATCGCCGTTATATGTTGCATCACAAATCATATAGCGATTCAAATTGCAATCATCAAGAACAGTTAATACAACCCGCTCTTCGTTAGCATCTCCGTGACCGTGAACAAAATCAATTCTTAATTTCATTGCAGCTTCCTTATCGTAAACGTGCTTATCGGAATGCTCAAGATATTCGATCCGATGGCACATCGCCCATTTTTTTTTCACAACCTAGCCACGCTCGCTGATATTTCAGCTTTGACGCGTGTATGGCATGATAGCTTTCTGGTCCAACGCCTTGCATGGAGAGACGCATATACTTACCGATCAGCAGATTGATTTCGCAATTAAGGCCGCTCCAAAGACTCCGGGCGAAAGTAACGTGCCTGAACATCGCGACTGCATACGCTTTGCCTATGAATGGCTTGATGCACAGACAAAAACCAAAGGCTTGCAAAAAAAACGTTACGACATAAAGCATCTAATCCAGCGCTGGGCTGGCAGGTATGTATCCAGCTCCGACGTGGTAGTAGCGGCGTTCCTACACCCAGACATTCGTGGTCAATATCCCTGCTTCAATATCAGCTCAAGGCTTACGAACCCATCCCTAAGCCGCATATCATGTCTAGGTGAAACATACACGCAGACTAAAGGTGAGCACCATGATCTAACCAGGTACTCTCGTACAGAGTAAGTCTGCGAATACGGCCCTGTCGTACCTACATGGCGATCGCTCCTCGCACGCTAGGCTTGAAGCATGAGGGGAAACGGAGTGCCAAAACACTCCGTGCCCTGATTTCTCATGCGTTTAGATTATCACCTGCAGTTCCATGTGCTGAGCATTGCGCTACGGTGAACATTTTATCAAAGTGATTCAGAAACGTTTCCGTCAGATGTCCATGATAGTATCCGTAGACCGTTACAGATACGTTCTCATCTGCGGGACGGATTAAGTTAAATACAAGCTTGCCCGCCTCAATTTTAGGTAAAAAAAATGCCTTATGGGTCCATTCGGCGGCCTTATGGGTGTAGTGCCCCGTTGTTGTTTTTTTCCACGTTGTGATTTTTCCCTTAGGCTCTGTTTGAGCGATCTTAGCGTCAAAGTTTGCGAGAAGATCCTTAGGGCTAGCAGAGTAAAAAATTACAGACATAATCCATTCCTTGCTGTGTGTGTAGATTCTTGTTATCACGTCGGCACAGTTCACATCAAGCCCCCCCACCCTTGGAACGCTTTCGATTTTGGCCACTGCGCCGGGATGTAAGCATGAAGTACTGAATGAATTCAATAACAAACATTTTAGTCAATTACATTAGGAAAGAATAAAATCAATTGCTCGTTTGAGTTAGCGTTTCAAACCCAACAAATATTGACCTAAACATTTGCATCTAGGGAGGAGTTAGCGACTTACTCCCCTCCCACCTCCTTACCATGTTTACACAGACACCAATACCCCAACCAACTTTTGATGAATTACGAACAACAAGATGCCTACGCCCTTAGCTATAAAGGTGGTTCTTTGAAAAGTAATTTATATCCTTCAGCAGTAATCGAAGAACACGAACGGGTATGATGTTTGTTCCATTTTTCCCGGGTTCCGTGCGATTTACTTGATGAAAGAGTCTGATGTATAGGCCCCTTTACCGCTAGGCATTTGAATCAATGAGCCTGAATTTCCAGCCTTATCGAGATATAACACCCAGGTTGGCTTAGATACCACCCGACATGCTCCAGAAGAAACAAGTCGAGATGCCGCAGCGGTATCCTGATCAACAGATGCGGCAATCATTTCTTCCCAATCACTGCGTTCAAAGCAAATAATCGCATTAGCCTGAAGTGTTTTGACCGGATAGGTCTGCGCAAAAACAGTGGGCGACACTGAGAATGCCAAGGCAGAGCCTATAGCCAATAGAGTTTTCATAACAAGTCACTTTATTTAATAGCCTCTCGACATCATCTTCAATTGCTAAAGCCATGGCAACATTCTGTTAGAAAACGTCAAGGTCTCACACCAGAAGTAGAGTTTCGCCTTTTTTTACCTAGGTACCGAGACCGCTTTTGCGTAAGCCTGGCATGCCCGCAAAGCGATTAATCCTTGATCGCCGGCATCGGTGATGCCGATAATTCGTTGAGCATGCGCTGGGTCAAGTTGGGCTCGACGGGTTGCATGAACCACGCCGACGGCGCAGGGGGCGGCAGACACGTTGCAGCCACTGGCTGAATCCGTGGCGTCGAGAAGGACTGACAGCCGCACATCAGCAGTGGCAAGGCGATCACGCAGAGCAGCCTGGTTATGTTGGGCATCGGATAGTTCTCGGCTGTGTTGTTGGTCAGCGGCAGAAAGCCGCTGTTCGGTAGCCAGGCGCTTATCCTGCTCGGCCTGTACTTGGGATGTGGCGGCATTGCTGATCGATGACAGATCCGCCAGGTGCAGTGCGGTCTGATTGGCCAATTTCCCGTCATAGCGCCAAGTCTGCACCTGCCAGGCGCATCCAAAGGCAATGCCCATCGCCACCAACAAGCATGCCAGCTTCTGCAAAATGGTCATCACTATTCCTCCCAGTCAGGCAGATCAACAGTTTGGCCAGCCAGTTCGTGCGTGCAGTCTTCCAGGAACTGAATGCGCCCATCGGTCACGAACGAATGGCAAACCCGTGAGCCGTCCGACCAGGTGTATCGGACCAATATCGACGGTGTGAACGTGGGCGCATTGACGTTGCCGTTCCAACCCCAGCGCGGACCAGGGCCTGCACCATGGGAAATACCGTGGGCCATGCCACAGCCTGGGCATTCAAAGAAAAGACTGTCGTCCTTCGCCTTGGCCAGCACCCGTGACAACCTGGTAAAGCCGGTACCGCTCATGCCAGCACCTTCAGCGCTCTGTCGTACAGCGCCTGACGATCATCCTGGCCAGTGAGCCCACCATTGATGCGGCGCGTGATCCTCGAGAACGCACCGCGATCGGCCAAGATATTCAGCCCACGCGTCGACCAGAACCAGGCCGCCGACATCGATGCGTGCTGCGGCACCTCCAGCAGTTCAGGTTTATTGATCAGGTCTAAACCCAGCGCCTCGCCGCACGCGAGGTGATTGGCCCGGCCGGTGATCTGGATCAAGCCCCGGCCACGGTACTTGAACCCGTCGCCCGGCACGGTATTGCCCAGGTCGGCACGACCTTCATACCCGGCCTGCTGCGCTGTTGGGCCCCAGATCTCGCGCAACAAGCGCAGTTGGCCAGACTCGTGCCCGATCTGGGCGATGAACGCCGCGATCCGCGCCGGCGTATCGATCGCGTACTGGCTCATGGCAGCGTTAAGCCCGAGAACAAAAACGCCGGCACGCCAGCCAGCATGGGGAAGGATCTGCAGCAACTGCTGCTCGGTAATCGGCATACTTTTCTCCAGACGTAAAAAACCCGCACTTGGCGGGTTGGAAGAAACTGCGGGAATGTACGGGCGGCTATGAGAGGTAGCCCCCGGCGGCTTCTGCATCGTCGGCCAGGATATTGGCCACTAGTAAGTCAGTACGATTGGTCAAGTTCCACAACGATGGACGCCCAATGTAGACGTCGGGGGCATAGGTGGTGATAAAGCTGCTGCCTGCGCGGCCAATGCACGGGGCGGTAGCAGGAACCACGATGGTAGCGTCACTGTACGCACCACTCCCGCTCGCGATCTTGACCCCGTCCGAATACACATTGACGGTGTACGTGTGTGCAACATCATTCACCGACCACTCAACAGCGAGCTGGTGCAAGTTGCCGTCCAATATCGCAGCCAGGGCAGCACCTGAAATATCAAGTCCGCCGGCGGAGCTCGAGGAGATCGGGAAGATGACAGAGGCTTTAGCGATCGTGCCCGCCGAGTTAGTCAACGTGATCCCCCATTGCGCCGTCGTCGTGGTGTTATTGAGAACGCCGATTAGGGAGTACGTCGAGCCGGATGCGGCCCAACCGGACGCCGGTGCTTTCAGCCAGGCGATCGACAGAAACCGCCGGCAAGTGGACGGCAGCAAAAAGCTGTTGGGCAAGTTGAGCTTTGGACTGGTCACCGAGCTGGGAATGCCCAGGAGTCCTTGCGTCACCGCACCCAACGCGGTGGCAGCAGTCGCCACAGCACGATCATTGGTGAGGCTGAGCATCTGTGCACCGGCGGCGACGGCACCGCTGCCGGTGTAGCAATCGCCGTTGCTGAAATCAAGCATGGCTAAAGTAGCGCCACGCACGATGGCGTCGTCCAGCTCAATGTACGGGATCAAGTTGTTTGGGTCGTAGAACGCGGCGTCTGAAAGGATTTGGGTGGTCATGTTTCAGTATCCCTTACGATTGATGATGGCAGCTGCAGCCGCCCGGATGTACGCGTGCCCCGTTGCCGGCAACCAATGCAGGCCGTCGGACGTCAGCGATGGAGGGACACGACCATCGGCCACAGCGTCGACGTCGGCGGTGAGGCTGGTGTCCGGGTGACGCATGAGCACCTGGCGCGACACCACCACGTACTCGCCAAACAGCTCTTGCGCGTAACGCTCCAGTTCCACGATGGCCGCATACTTGGCCGGCCCCGAGACGATACCTTCGCCCGACATGTTCGGCGGTGTGACCATGACGCACCGCTTGTTGAGCGTGCGCTGCCAGTTCCTCACCGCTAGCCAGTCGCGCTTGACGGTCGCTGTGTCTTGGAAGTTGTTGCGCCCCATGGCGATCAGCAACGTGTCGTACTCATGCCCAGCCGCCCAGGCCGACTCAGTAGGCACACCCACCTCAACAGGTAGATCTGCAGAGAGCTGCCCTGCGTCCGGCGTGAATACCAATGCCGTGGGTACCTCGCCGGTGAACGTTGCGCTGGAGAAGGTGCCCAGTACGCCAGACACGCGGGCACGCCAGGTCGGACCAGTACCCTGTGACGATATCGGCCAGACGGTGACAAGGGTCACCCCGTCCGGGGCGAGCATCTGAGAAGCCGACACAGTCGTTGCGCCCGATGCCAGAATCTTGTTGTTCTGGAGGGTCAGCAGGAACGGTAACGCGCCGAGGCGCCCGGCCTGCTGAGAGGACGTCTGCCCTCCGACAGCCAGGTTTGTCAGGGTACGACTCTGATCCGTCAGCGCCGGAATCAAAGTGCGTACCCATGAATCAGCGTAGGCAGACAACGAGTCGCCGGCGACAATCAGGTTTTTGTTTGGGGTGAGCATTTGGTTGATGCTGTCCAGCTTCGCAGCGAACGCGGCACCATCACCAAGCGCGTCCAACTCGCGCAGGATGTCACGGCCCCACACTTTGAATCGGCCCGTTCTGGTCAGTGTCAACGGCGCTTTGCCCTGGCTGTCCCCAAATGCAATTGCGCCACCTCGGGCACTGCCGCTGAACAAGACATTTTTAGCCACACCAAGGGCCACACCAAGCTCCGCAAATATATCCCGGCCCAGGACAATAAACCCGCCGGACCTGGTGATTCGTAGTGCCGACTTTCCGACTCGATCCAGAACACGTAACACATCGCGACTGCCCGTCTTACGGATAAGGTTCAGGATGCCGTCCGCACTTGGGTAGCGCTTTCGCTCAGTCGCTACGCCGGCGACGTTCTCGTACAGGATCAGATACTCATCGGCATCGGGTGACGGCACACTGAAATACCCACCGTTGACCGTTCTGGCCAGCCCGAGAGCGATAGTTGGGTAAGTCATCGCGCCGGCCATCTGCGAAGCAACCTCAGTCAACGACGCAGTAACTTTGGCCTGAGACAAAACAGCTTGTTTAGCCAGCGTCGGTACCAAACCCGATTCGGTAAGCACGTCCGTCGACGCGTCACCGTTGACAACCGCATGCTGCTTTTGTGCTGAGGAGGTGGCAAGTTCAGCCGCCTCAGCCAACTGGCCGGCGTAAGCCTCCAGTGCTGAAATATCGGTCATTAACGTTTCTCCAGTCGAAAAAAAACCCGCTTTTGCGGGCCGGGCGTCAGGGATCTATCTCAGGCAGTACGCTGCCACATGTGCACCACCAGGTAAGGCGGCATGTTGTTGTGCGCCGCACTGCCTCCGGTAGAGCTGGATTGAGGATTGGAAAGAACACTGTCTGTCGTGTCATCACCCGATGTGAGTGACCCACCGGTCCCCAAGACACCGCCCTGGGGGTTTGTGTGGGTGTGCGCCGGCATTTCATCTACCGACAGCACATGGCTGTATTCACCACCGACCGCACCACCCGCAAAGGTTCGACTCTCGCCGCGACTGTCCTCACCAGTACCAGCGCCTATCAACAAACGACCAGGGGCCAGTTGCACCCAGGAGCCAAACCCAAACAGATCAGCGGGAGAAGTGGCCACGCCGGCATTAATGTAGATTGAACCCACCGGATAAACGAGCCCCAGTAACGCCGGCTTGTTGCCAGTGTGGTAAGTCGTTTTTCCACCGGCTAAGGTCAGTTCCCCTGGGATCGTGAGACTTCCATCAGCGTCCCAACGGCAGACCTCCTCTCCATCAATGACTAACACCAGGTAAGATCCATCTGCATCTGTACCGGACGCCGCGAATAAGCCGCTGTCGCCGTCCCCGTCGAATGAAAACCCGACCTCACTGGCATTGGTTGTCGGCAACCCCTTAGCCGTCCTGACGCCTTTGGTTGCATTCAAGCGCCCTGTTAGCGTGCCCCCTAAAAGAGGCAGGTACCCCTCCATCATCAGCGCCAAGGCCTGGCTGAGCTGATTCTCTTCTTCTGCCTTCAGCTCCATACCAGCATCGAGAATGACGTTGGAGATTTCTTCCTGAACCATGTTCAGCCATTCGGCCTTTATCGGTGTAGGGCTCACGCCTCCCACTAAGGAACCGTAGCGAAACCGGCCAAGTACCGTGACCAGATCGGTCCAACTAGAAATTCGCTGCATGCTACTAGTCCTCAATTCCGGCGACCGCTGAGGGCATCACGTAATGGATCGCGTTAAAAAAGATGTCGACCTGACTAAAAATGCCGGCGACGACTTCCTGCCCAAAGCCCAACACCACATCTGTGTATTCAGGCGCCTCCAGCTGCAGGCGACAATCCAGCGTGGCGGCTTCTGCAGTACCGAAAGCATTGATCGGTGCCGACGCCAGCCAGCTCCAGGGCCAACCCTCTCCATACAGAAAGTCGCCCGCATTGGTCGAGCCGACACGAGCGGGGCGAAACTCATCAATGGTGATGCCGATGCCGGTCTGCTTGGCCATTCGCAGGTAGTACGCACGCTGAGGAGCCCCGGTCGCACTCATCTTGTTCAGCACCGCTTGACGACGCTCAGCCACCGTTTGTGATCCAGGCACAACACAAGCATCCGGAATGCCCAGGTACTCTTCCCAGTCAGTTAAAAGCTGGGTGACACTGGCGGGATTGAGCTCTGCTTGAAGGCCATCTAAGGCGACATCAATGCGCCAGAATTCGGGCGCGAAGGCCGCAACCAGCGCCGCAATATCGGGCTGTAGTTCAATGTCAAATGCCGGACCGGGCGGCAGCAGTTGTTGCATCTGCTGCTTGTAGTCGTCCTCACTCAAAGCCATGTGATCACTCCAAGTGAGCCCACTTCGTTATTGGCAATGACCACATCGGCAGTGGGAGACGACAGCACATGGTCTGTCTCCCCAGCGGTATTGCCGATCGCGCCACGGATATGGGAAATCAAAAGAGTAGAATCAGCTCCCGCTTCATCATTGATCAGCGCTGCCAATGATTGCGTTACCGCCGTACGCAACGCAGTGCTATCAGGCGTCAACTTGATCGAGAAGTTGAGCACCCGATCAATCGGCGCAAAGGCGTAGACTTCAGCGGTAACTGGGCGCCTGGCATCCAAATGAGCCTGAACCTCTGCCACCTGGGCAGGCGTGGGGAAAATGCTGACATCCGCGTCACGCACAAAGGTCAGGCCAAACGTACCCGGTCCCATCCAGCGCGGCAGAGGCCAGGCCCGAGTGACCCCAGGCACCTCCAAGGCCCACTCAACAAAGTCCGCACCGTTTCCTACCTTGCTCGGGTTCTTGAACGCCTGCCGTACCCTGGCGCGTAAGGCCTCTACCGTTTCCTGATCGGTTCCGCCGACGATGCCACCGACACCGATGGTCGCCGTGGAATTAACACCGATTACTGGAGAAACCGCCGTCAAGGTACCCCCGGCAAGGTTGCCAATCGTCCCGACATCATTTGCCGTAACAGGAACAACGGCAGTACCGGCTACCAGAGTGGTGGTCTGGGTAACGGTATAGAGGCGCCCGTCTTCATACTGGTAGACGACGCCAGCGTCGACCAAAGAGCCAGACACCCCTGTAACAGCTATCGGGCCCGTAGCAGCAACTGCAGCTGTTCTCCCCTTCTCCAGCCGCCAGTCAGCCCAGCGCAGAAGGTTTTCCTCATCACAAGTGGCCGGGTGCGACTGCTTGGCGATCCATTGCTGATAGCCATACAGCTCGAAAGCGGTGCCGCTGTGTGCGCGGGCAGCGGCCTTAGCGTCAGATCGGCGCAACGCATCGGGGGCGTTTCGCTCAAAGTCTGCCTCCGTACGCGTAATCAGCGCAGGCAGCGTTGGGATGTCATAAGGCATTGATTAAACTCCAGGTATCCTCAAAGGCCAGTTCTAGCGCTTCGCCGTTTGCCTCGGTCATCAGCACCCTCATGCGCATCCCGTTGATGCCGTAGCGCTCTACGGTGACAGCGACCTCCGTGACGATGCCATCCGCGACCATCCAGGCCAGGGCCTCATCGGCATAATCCTTGGCATCCTTGAAGGTGTCCGGCACCAGCGATCGCCGGCGCAACAACCAGAGGCGTGAACCTATCTGATCACCCGCCACGGTGGGCACGCTGTCTCCCCACCAACCCTGGCGGTCACTGTCGTCCAAGTCATCGTCATCATTGGCCCGGCGCCAGGAAAACAAGCTAATGGTTACGGCGCGTCGAAGAAGCTGCTCACGTTCAGTCATTAATCGCCTCCAGCCGGAATGGGCGGCCCGCTTTGGTCGGTACCTTTCTGGACGCCTTCATGTGGGTGATTGATCTGGCTGACCCCGCCGGCTACCTGATCGCCATCACTGACGATGCTCCCCGTCTGGGTGATTTTCGGCGTATCAAAGTTGACGCCTGCCGTGGCTTTGATGTTGAGAGTTTCAGTTTCGATATCGATGATTCGGCCACGCTTGAAGTGGACCTTGTCGCCTTCATCGGTATAGATGGCCACCTCACCGGGCTTCATTCCAACCAAGCGGTATCGCCTGTCCGACACTACAATCACCACCCCGTGACTGCGATCGCCACCAATGAAGCCAGCCAGAGCCTCAGCACCGTCATGCGGACAGGCCGTGAACCCGTAGGGCTCAAGGTGCTCGACCTGGTCCTTCACTTCGCCAGCCAACAGACGAAGCTGCAGGCCCTGCAACTTGCTGGCTGAGTTGGCCAAGGCAACCACACCACGCGCGAGGAAGTTCGTCAGTGCGCTCATGAGGGTTTGTAGTCCGCTGGTATGAGGTATTCAAAGTTGTCTGTTTTCTTGCCCTTGCGAAGCTTGCGCTTCTCGTAGGCATCATTCGGTTCGGGCAGAAAACCATCGGGTGGAGCAACACTGAGCGTGGCAAAAGTGCCTTGCTCGACGAGCTCGTAACTGATTTCCGTGATCAACATGTCCCGGTCAAAACCGATAATGGGATCCACCACACGCACAATCATGTTGTGCCGCCACAGCTCGCCGTTACTCTGTCGCCAGCCCTGGTATTTGTAGGTGGCAGCCAGGGCCTTGCTGATGGCATTGGCGCGCTCCCACACGACACGCGCACGCGCAATAGCTGGGGTAAGTTGACCTGACTGTTGGATGACCTTGACGCGTTTGCGACCGATTCGATCATCCGTAACCGAGGCCTCGACCTCTGTTGCAGCGACACCGAAGCTCGTATCGGTACCACTCCGCTGACCCTTGCTAACGTATTGGGAGAACACATTGGAGAAATCCATCTGCGCATCGCCGGTCAGGATGTTCTCACCCAGCACCAGCCGATCAGCCGCACGGCCAGCACTACCTGGTGAGGCGATAATCAAACGCCCGCGACCATCGTCGGTGCTGAACAGGCGAGACAGAGTCAATAATCGGTCGATGCTCTTGAACGCCGTTTCACCGGGCTCGATCGTATGGTCATCGATCGCCTGCGCCAGGCCGGAATCATCAACAACAGTGATCCCGTACTCACCCGCCAGTGCGGCAACGATGCTCTGCACGCTCTGGGCGCGCCATTGACCAGGAGTATTGATCGCAGCGCAGTCAACCAAGTCGCCTGTCCGTGACTTTCCCGAGATCGACAGATTGACGGCCCGGCCATCGTACTGAACGGGGGCTGATGACACATACCCCGTCAGGATCAACTCTCTGCCGATCCGCACCTCGACCGCTTCACCCGGTTTGATGCGTACCGGCACATCACCACCGCCTGGCCAGCTCCAGGTGATGCCCAACTCAAAGTCGCGGGCCTGGCGCTCCAGGCCGGCACTGATCCGCACAGATTTCCACCCGGCGTAGTCGTACCCGCCAGCGCTTAGGGTGACGATATTGGATTGATCCATAATCAGCTCTTGGCGACTTGTAGCTCAGTGGCCGGCACGAAGCCGGGATGACGGATGCGGTTGCGCGAAACAATCTCAGCGCCGCGCAGCGCATCGCCGTAAAGGCTGTAAGCGAGAACAAGCGACGGAACCGTTTGCCGTGGGGTGTAGGCGCGCAACCACACACCACTGCGGGCAACCTCGGTCAAATGGCGATCTAGGCGTAGCCGTGCATCACTGAGGACGCTGAAGTGATCCGGAGCGCTATCGGCGGCAACGGCCCATACGGCCTCGCTGATTGCATCACGCAATTCAAGAATGTCGTCAGCGACCGGGACACTGGTCAACTCGGCCTCACCCGCTACCGTCGTCAGCCCCTGCTCACCCAGCTGGGCAGCCACGCTAGCGGCCTGGCCAGAACTGGACACATCAGCAATGGGCACCTCTGCCATGTCCAGCACCAGGCCCAGAATGGCAGCGTCTTGGATCAGTCCGATGACCGCCGCCTGAATCGCAGCTTCATCGGCGGTCGACGTCACAGGCGCCCCAGTTTCAAGCGCCGGTATTGCCTCCGCCATGGCCTGGCTGCTCTTCAACTGACTGCCGGCGCCGTAGCCGTCGAATGTTCTTTCCAAGCGAACCTGATCACTCAACAAGCTCGCCGCGAACGCATCCGGCGCATTCAGCAGGGCATCGACGAAAGCGTCTAGATCCGACGCTAACGACGTCATAGGCTTCAAGAAATTGATGCCAAAGGCGTACACGCCTGACAGCGCAGTGCGCAATGCCCGCGCTCGCTGCCCGGCCAAGTTGACGGAGGACATCGCTGTGCTGAATCGGCCCTGTATAGACTCCAGCAAAGAATCCTGCTGTTTGACCAGTTGCTGTTTGGTATTAGGGGCCTGGACTGGAAACTCCAACGTGCCGTCGATGAACTCCAGCGCGAAGCGAACCATGCCCCCCTCATCCCGCGCGTGAGAAACCTCACACTCCCCCGCTGTAACCGTCAGCCGGCCAAACCAGGGGTGAACCAACTCGCCCGTGCCCGGTTTGTCCAGCGCGGTCAGCAGGCGATCACGTTGCGACAAGCAGTCGTCACCCACGACAAATCCGGAAAACCGGTATTTGCGTGTCTGGCGCCCCATATCCTCCGTGTAAGGCTGATCACGCTGGGGGTACTCATGAACCTGCGTGCGCCGGCCCACGGGAACCCGGTCTGTATCAACCCAAAACGGAACCCCACGAAAGGATGCGGCCTGTTTTCGGTCACGCCACTCACTCATGGTGCATCTCCCGACAAGGACCGATAGCCGACCTTTGGTGTAATGGAAAGCCCTGGCTGGCTGGTTTTAGCCGGGTCAACCCGCAACCCCGGCGGAGCGTTTTGAAAGCGCATCACCAGCTCACCGTTTAGCTGCGTTTTGTTCGCTGCTGCCGTCTGCTGGAGCAGTGAGCCGGGGGCAGGTAAGCCGGGGACACGCAGCAACTGATTCGGATCCAGCCCCGTCTGGCTCGCGTTACGCTGGGCCTGTTGACTGCGTATTGTCTGCGGTGCATTCGCCATCACGAACGCACCTGTACCGCCACCCACCCCAGCATTGCGAATGCGCTGTGCCTCGGCCTGCTGCTGGACCTTCGCGGTCAACCCGACGCCACCGTCTTCCATGCCAAACAGCTTCAGAATCGGCTGAATGTAGGGCTGGATGTCCTCCCACAACTTCTTGAAAAACTCCGTGATCGGCGTCCAGTTTTTAATGATCAGTGCCATAGGCGTCCAACCAAAAACCGATTTCATGAAGTCAATGAAGGGAGTGGTGTAAGCCTTGATCAGATCCCACAACGCCGTGAAGAACGGTCCAACGGTCGCCCAGTTGGCGACGATCAAGCCTGCCGCCGCCGCGATCGCTACCGCAATAATGCCGATCGGGGTGGCAGCGAAGGCGACACCCAGCACCCGCACAGCCACGGTCGCAGCAAAAACGCCTGCACGAAGCGCTGTGAACGCGACACCTGCAACCGCCAGGCCTTTGACCAGTTGAGGATTGGCCTGAACAAACTCAGCGACCTGAACGATCATTGGCCGAAGTGCATCCACCACCGAGTTGATACCTGGGAGTAACGCGCTCCCCAACGCTCGTGCGACACCGTCGACGCTTTGGCGTAACAGCTGCAGGTTGTTTGCCGTCGTGTCTGCCCTTGATTGGTACTCCTTTTCCATCGAACCGGCATACTTGGTGGCATCCCCCACCTTCAGCAGGTTCGTGCGCAACAGTTCGAGGTTTGTGAGTAAGGGCGTAATAGCCGCTACCGACTCACTGCCGAACAACTCGGTTAACAGGGCCGGGCGCTTGGCGGCATCCACCATTGAGATGCGCGTGAGGACATCCAGTAGCGTTTTTTGGGCATCCTTCTGCATCCCCTCGGCAACGCTTTTTGAGTCCAGGCGCAACGACTTAAAAGCGAGCGACTGACTCTTGGTCGCTGCAGTACCCTTGGTCAACGACAGCATGAAGTTTTTGATGCCTGTAGCTGCCACATCTTGTTTCACGCCGACACCGGCCATCGTCGCCCCGAGCGCCGCGACCTGAGCGGCTGACAGACCCGCGACCTCCCCCAGGGCCCCTACTTCCGTGACGATCCCCGAGACCTTCTGTGCGTTGGCTGGCCCCGTATTACCCAGGTAGTTGATTTGATCGGCCAGGCGAATTGCGCTTTCCTGGGTCATCCTGAACGCGGTTCGCCACGTAGCCATCATGTCGCCGCTTTGCTCAGCGGTCTGGTCGAACGCAATCCCCATCTTCACCGCAGACTCAGCAAAGCCCAGCAGCTCTTCACGGGCAAAACCCGCCTGCCCGCCCGCCGCTACAATTTTGGCAATGTCGCCAGCAGCCATCGGCAAGCGGTCGGACATTCGTCCAATATCATCCCCCATCTGCTTGAACTGTTGCGGCGTGTCGAAGTTAACAACCTTCTTCACGCCTGCCATCTGCGACTCAAAATCAATGGCCGCTTTGGCACCCGCGACAAAGGGTGCAGCCAATACGCCGCCAGTCACAACATCGCTGAACCCAATCTTGCCAAGGCCGGTTTTCTCCAGCCCCTTACGGAACGCGGCGACGTTTTTGCGGGCGCCAGCCAACATAGGCGAAAGTTTATCAACGCCGGTGATCAACGCCTTGAGCTGAAACTTATCTGCCATCACTCCCCCTCCAACACATTGTTGATGCGCTGGGCGTGCGCAATAGACTCAAGAACGATATCCAGCGACCTGGCCATTACCAGCTCTGGGTCCGTTTTCCAGAAATAGGCCAGGTCGTAGGCAACGGCTATCAGGCCGTCAAGGTCGCAGATGCCGGCGTCATGAAAAAACCAGCAATCTGCCAACTGAGGCTGTTCAGGTCAGCCAGGTCCAGTTGGTTGACCGAGGACGATGGAATGCCCGCGCAAACGACGATGTATTTGGCGGCGATGTCCAGATCGATCGATACGGCTTCATCCTTGTCGATCTTGTAGGGCAACGCCTTGATGGCCCTGGCTTCCTGCGGAGTAGGTCGGCGAATGGTCAGCTCACTCAATTGCGCGCCGTGGGCCTCAATGGGCGCGGACAGCTTTACGATTTCGCTCATTGCCAACCTCCCTTGGTGCCATCCCATTGGATGTCGATGGTCCCGTCATCACCCTTCGACACCGGCTCTCCGATGACGTAGGCGCCTGACAATACGTAAACGCCACCGTTCTTGAACTCGACGGTAATGGTCTGGTCCGTGGCGGTCGTGATTTGCTTGATGGGCAAGTCAGGGGAATGAACGATGGTGGCTTTCACATAGGCCACCAGATCCTCTTCCTTGAAAAAACCTGGCGCTACGGATTCGCGCTTAACGTCACTCAGCGGGCATTCCACACCACCCGTCGTTGTGAACTGGATACCGTCCGCCTTGATGTAGACGGTGCCGGCGACTTTCTGGCCCATGGCCTTACTCCTACAAAAAAGCCCGCACGTGGCGGGCCATGGTTATTCGATCCGTCACGCGGCGTCGGCGGCGTACTGCAGGCGGAACTGATACTGCAGCGCGAAGATGCGCAACTGATTGATCAGGTCCGGCGGATACAGGACGTTGACCCGGTTGGGGTTGCTCAAGGATCGCGTGACGATCAGGTTTTCGGCGAACGCGTCAGCGTTCTCGACAATGCCCAACTGCTCCAGCGCGTAATAACCCGCGACCAGTTCGGCGCGGATAACGGACGGGGTCACGATCGCCTGGCCGGCACCAAAGCGGGTACTGTCGTCGGCCAGCTTGTGACGGCCATACTTGCTGGTGACCCGCGTTTTCAGGAAGTTGATGACATAGGCAGAGGTGTGCAACGTCTCACTGTCCAGGTACGAATCATCGCTTTGATCAAACGCATTACGCTGATAAGTGGTGATTGCGCGCTCGATGCGTACTGCACCGCCACCGTAGTAAGCCGTGGCGACACCGTGCGTCAGCAGCGATTGCCGCTCAAGTAGCAAAAAACGGCTACCCGCCGGCGCAGGGTTAACGCCGGTCAGCTCCCCAGTCTGTGTGGGTCTAGCCGGATCAGCGGAAATAAAGACTGCCTGGCGCGCCGCATAGCCCGCTGCCACTTTCCAAAATGGATCCGGCACAAGAGCCTCGAACCCGTGCACCGTGACGTGCTCATCGTTACGCGCCGATCCGAACGCAACCAGAGAACCCAACGTTCCGCGTTTCGCGGCATACACATGGCCATAGATTTGTTTGGCCCAGCTCCAGCGACCGCTGGAATCGCCCATAAATTCCTTCCAGGCATCCAGCGAGGTCGTATCCGACCAGGGCGCACAGATGAACTCGAAAGGCTCATCACCAAGACTCGCTTGAGCCGCGGTCACATCAGGCGACCCGACGCCGCCAGCCATGGCCGCAAGCACCACAGTCAAGCCTGCGGGGGTAGTTTCGCCATTGTTGCGGCCAAGCCGATTGAGCTGCAGCGCAATGTCGTTGCCGCTGTCACCCGACCATTTACAGGTCAGGGTGACGACACCGGCAGTTGCTGCAGCGGTGACGGCCAGTCCAGCAGCATTGATGGCTGTTACCAGTGCTGCGGCTGCCACCGTGGGACTGGCACCAGTCGCCACTGTAGCGCGTACACGAGCTCCGCCGATGTACAGATTGATCACCCCACCAGCGGTAACAGCGCCGGTGATGGTGACTGTGCCAGTGGCCTTGGTGCCCAGGCCTTTAACAGGCAAGCACCAGACCTCGCCAGCGGGATCGCTCAAGCGCCAGGTTTCGTACATCTGTGCCAGCATCGAGCCCACGCCGCCAATACTTTTGGCCAACCCGAGGCTGGAGACTAAGGTCAACTGTCCGATTTCCTCGGCAACCGAGTCGTCATTGACTTGGGCGACGATGAGGCGCGCCATGCTGGATGTCGCGTTGTTCGCCTGGCTGTTGTCTACTTCGGCATAGAACAGAGGCACCCGAATGTCACTGGGAATATTGTTAAAGCTGACTTCACTCATTACTCAGCGCTCCCAGGTTCAGCCGCGACGACATCGGCGGCAGGTTTGGTGGTGGCCCTGGTTTTCTTCGGTGCCTGTTCAGTGACGTCATGGTCACTCAAGCGCCGCAACCAGTAGGTGTTGCGAGGAACTGCACGGCCTTCGGGCGGCAAATAATCACCGGCCTCCGGATCCGGGGTCTTCCGGCCCTCAGCCGGGTACACAGTGATGCGGGACATGAGAAATCCTCTTACGGTTGGGGAAGTTCTACGGAAAACTGCGCGTCGATCCGGCCATCAGGGCCGGGCGCTTGTAGGTTGGGGTCAGAGGGCTCGATAAAATCGACATTGACATCCATGCCCTCAAACGCGGGGAGGCCGTCAAGTTTCCACTCCTCCCAGGTTTCAGCAGGTTCGGATGCCCGATTGCGTCCCAGTTGAAACGCGGCCTCAAAGCTGAAGCGGTACACAACACGGGCGCGGTTGATGAAGATCAAACTTCCACCGCCGTACTCGATCGGGTCGTATTCGGTGCTGGGCTTCCAGCCCACCAACGCTTTCCACAAGCTCGCACGCAAATCGTGCAGCAGATCTGCAGCCTCCTGGCCACGCTCGTCGGTGCTATCGAGCACCAGGATCACGTCAAACAGGTCGGTAATATCCTGGCGTATGGCGTTATCCACATCGTTGGCGGATGCGTCGTCACCGGCGGCGATCACGTAGGCCGAGGGATGACTCAGCTTTGCGCTGCTGGCCACCGCATCCCAATCAATACCCGCCGATACCCTGGCGGAAAAGGCAGGACAATACGCACGCAGCTGCGCGACGATCAGACTGATTTTCATCGTGTGTTCCAGCGTTAGAGGTGCCAAAAAATACTGGCTGGGGTCAGCTCAGTGCCGCAGCGAACGCCGCAGAGAGAATGGCTTGCACTTCGGACTTGGAGTCCTGCAGTGCGTCGGCCATGTAGTTGTCGCGGGGTTTGATCCGCCATTCACCAGCAGCTCGCGCAGCAAGAGCTGCTGCACGTGCGCCGGCGGCGCGCCGGTTGGATTTACCCTTGCCTTTGCCAGGTGCCAGCTTGCCGAGCCGTGAGCCTTTCTTCACCCCGTAGTGCAGGTAGGCCGGGTAGTACTCCTCCATTCTGCTGGTCTTATGAGGAGCCACCTTCACCAGGAAACCCGAGCGGGACACCTTGAAGGTGATCGACTCCAATGTCGCCCCGGTGCGGTTGACCGGGTATCCCTCCTCTCCTCGAGCGAGTGCAAGATTCATCTGTGCTCGTTGCATCACCAACCGCCCGGCCTTGCGCATCCCGGCACGAATTTTTCGCTTATCGAAAATATCGCGCGGCAGGTTGTTATAACCCTCAATGTGCAAGTAGCCGTCTATCGAAGCCGAATTAGACATAGATGCCTCCGCCGGTTTTGAGGGTGCCCAACTCTTCCACCTCCAGCATCGTGAAGCGTCGGGCGCCATTCATATCGGCAACGCGGCGCACTCGATAAATGGAATTACCGTGCACGACCTCATGTGCCTCGCTCATGCCTTTCAGGTAGTAAAAGATGATCCGATGCGTGATTTTCACGTCCGTCTGAACACCGTTTGCATAAACAGCAGTTCCAACCGGCTCGATCTTTGCCCACCGTTTTTTCTGATCGGTGAACACCGAATCTAGCCCCAGGTCCTGGGCGGGTATGTCAGACCGCAATCGCAACAAGATGCGACGGTCTAACTCGCCGGCACTCGGTTCGCGCATGGCCATATTCAGAACCTCGGAGGAACGGTGATATCCGCAACCAGGTGATCAAGGAATGTCGAGGGCAGTTCGGCCAGCGTCTGCGCGACAAGAAATACCTCGGGGTGTCGGTAGATCGTCGCCGCCGCCATCAACAACCAGTTGCGTACGCCCGGATGCAAGTCAACATCAAGCGCTGCCTTGTACCGGATCCGCAGCCGCCCAGCAGGCCGACCTGCTGGGAAGTGCAGAAAGCTTTCCCGCTGATCCCGCCGCAGGTCGAAAGGACCGACCTGCTCCACCCAACTGCCACTGGCCTGCAGGGCGAACACCGAAACAATCTCGCTCGCCTGGCCGACATCCAGCGCATGACCACCCTGCCGATCCGCTGGCCACTCCTCCTCGTACACAGCGCCCCGAATAGCCGCACCCGTTTTTGACTCGCATTGAGCGGTGACGCCAGGGATGATGATTTGCTCGATCAACTCAGGCGCCATGTCCTCCGGCTCAACACGGCACTGGAACGCCACCTGGGCAAGCGTCAGGACCGGCTCACCGAAATACTCCACTCGACGAGCCATGACCTAAGGCTTCTCTTCGGTTTCTTCGGTTTCCTCTTCTTCCTGCTGTTCCTGCTGTTCCGGCGGCGCCTGCTCTGGCGGTTCTTCTTCCGGATTTTCCTCCGAAGGCTGTTCAGCAGGCTTTTGGGCCGCATTCTTCTTGCCGCCGGTTTTCTTACCAGTACGTGGGGTGACCACCTTTTCGGCGGCAGTAGGCGGGGTGACCACCTTTTCAGAGGCAGTCTTTTCCACATAAAGCTTTGCCCGGCCCGCCTCAATCAGAGCATCAGCGGCAGAAGTATCAAAACCAGCGGTTTCCCCGACGGCGTAGCCACGCCAAGCCTTCTTGAAGGTGACGATTTTCATATCGGTCATATTGTTGCCTGCTCAAGTAGTTGGCCCTGCCTGTTGGTAGGGCCAGGGGAATTACATACCGACGCCCCAGGTGATGCCGGTGCCCACGGAAACAGACTCGACGTGACGCGGGCCGAAGTCGTGCTTGCTGATCACACGGATCAGGGTCTGGTCGCGCTGAAATGCGCTGACCGTGTTACCGGCGGCGTCCTTGTAGGACGCCTCGGTGCTGATCGCAATCGCCAGCGTGGTGTCTTCACCGATGTAGCAATCAGCGAAGTTCACGAAGTAGATCTCGGATTCATTACCGTTGGCGCCCAGATTGACAGGTACCTGAGTGGTCAATGCCACTGGGTACCCCTTCAACATGCCGCCGTCGATTTCCGGATACGCCTTGTTGCCGTTACCGTCTCGCAACGATTGCAGCCAGCGGATGGTGCGCGGGGCCATGATCCAGCCGCAGCCGGCCAGGTCCACATTGGCGGCTTCCAGGCGCAGCATCATGCCGCCCAGGTACAGGTCAACGATCGCGAGCGTCGCGCCAGCAGGCGCACCCATCACGTTCCCAGGTAGGGCCCAGTAGCGCAGACCTTTCGGAAGCGAGCCGCCACCAGCACTACGGATGAAGTGAAGATCTTCCGACAAGCCCATGCTGACCGACAGATCGCTGCTGACCTGACCGTCGACGCGCGGATTGACACCGGAGTAAGCCAACAGGTCATTGGAGATCGGCACGATCGCAGCGGCCTTCTTGGCGGAGAGTTTGAGGTCACCGAACTGCATATCAGTGATCGAAATATCTTCCTCGGTGCCCAGGTAGGTCACCTGGGTGTTGCCCAGTACGCGGGGCAGGGTCAGGTTACCGTTGTTCAACGGCAGGCTGACTGCGCCCATCTTGCGCACTACGGACTTGGGCCGCAGCGACTCGATAACACTGGTGCTGAAATTCTCCGGCACCAGCACACCGCCAGAGCCAGGGGTCACAGTGGACAGTGCCATGTGCACATCAGCGCCGTAACCGCCCGTCTTGGCCATTTCAGCAGCAACCTGCTGATTGCCGCCCGCCTGGACCATCAGGCGCACCATTTGCGCCATCGCAATGCCGGGCTTAGTGGGTTCAGTTCGCACCTCCACACGACTGGGAGACCCTTTATTACCCTGAGCGCTTTCGTCAACGGGCACCGCAGTTTCTGCCGCGATACGTTCGGCGCTTACAGCGCGAGTAATCTTCGCGGTCATTTCGTTGATCTGAGTTTCCAGTTGCGCAAACTGCGCGAGCTGCTCAGCGGTGAGACTAACGCCGCCGGCCTCGATCTGGGCAAGTGCCTGGACCTGCTCAACCAGTTTGGCGCGTTCGCTACGCATTTGAAGTACAAGGGACATGGTGCCTCCTGGGCATAAAAAAACCCGCACAGAGCGGGCTTTGGTGACTGCCGCGAACGCGGTCAGATCAGTGTTTGAAGAGTCAGCGCTGAAGCGCGAACCGCGATACGGCTGCCTTGGCGATTCGCTCGGCTTACCGCAACAGAATGGGAAAGGTCATCAACGGCCTGTTGCGGGTTCTGCAGTCGATCTGCGAGCCCGGCGCTGATGCCTGCCTGGCCGCGATAAAGCCCGGCCTCCGTCGCCATAACCTGTTGAACGGACATCCCCCGGTACTCGGAAACGGCGTTGGCAAAGAGCTGGTAGCTCTCTTGCACTACGTCATTGAGATACTTAAGCGACTGATCGCTCAAGGGCTCGTGAGGGCTGAGGTCATTTTTGTGGGCTCCGGCAAACACCGTGGTCACCTTGACGCCCATGCCCTCCTCCATCTTGGAGCGGTCCATGTGACTGGCGATAACCCCGATGGAGCCGACACCGCTGGTCTGGCTCACCACCAGTTCGCTACAGGCAGAGCCGAGCAGGTAGCCGCCGCTGTAGGCCATGAAGTTCACGATGCCGGTGATGGGCTTCTGCTGAGACATCGCGCGGATATCTGCCGCCAGTTCGAACGCCCCTACGGCAGAGCCGCCGGGGCTGTCGATATCCAGCACGATCCGCTCGACCATCGGGTCGGCAACCGCGTTGCGGATCTGGCTGCGCAGCTGTTCATAGCTGGTCATCGTCTCGCACATGCCGATATGGCTGCCACGACTGACCAACACGCCACTGACCGGAATCACCTCGATACCAGTACGGGCGATCGCAGTTCGACGCTCTTCTTCGCGCTGGGCGATGCGGTCCATACCGTCATCTGACCACAGGCCGGGTGCACCCTGGGCGCCGATGTTGACGATGTTCAAGCTCATCACCTGGTTGGCCCAGCGAACGCCCAGGTCCAAGATATCAGGCATCACCAACAGCGGCTGATTGAACAGCAGGCTGGAGGCTCGAAGGTAATTTTTCATTGCGCCAGAATCCTCTCAATTTCAGCGTGCTGCATTTCGAGTTGCGCGCGCACTGCCGGGTTGGTCAAGTCGGTGCCGCTCTTACCCGCATCAACCATATTCAGCGGCTGCATGTAGATGTCACCACCAGGTACCGGCGGCATGTTTTCCAAGCGCCGGATGTCATTGGCACTCAGCCACCCCCACTGCCGTCCGATGGCATAGGCTTCGTACCGGCTCTTCTGATCACCACGCAGCAACCCGGACAGGTTGAATTCGATGAAGTAGTTGCGCCGATCGGCAGGCAACAGGAAGTCGCGCATCATCGACTGTTCATGGCGCTTGACCCACGGCAACAACGCGAACACCACGAACTGAATCATCAGTTGCTCAAGGGTGTTGTAGTTGGACTTCTCCAGGTCGTTGACCATAGGCAACGGGATCTTGTAGATCCTGGCGATATCGGTACCCGTGGTTTTGAGGATCCCAAGCACCTCGGCGTCGACGTTGTTCATGGAGACGGGTTTGAAGGTCATGCCCTCTTGCAGCAAGGCCACCTTCTTGGCGTTGTCCATGCCGCCGAACTTCTGCCCCCATTGATCGACGATCTTGTCGATGCTGCTCTGATCCTTGATGGGCGGTGCTTCACGCGGTCTTTCGATCACGCCAGATACCGTCACACCGTTGGCGAAGCTCTTACCCGTGTACTGCCTTACGGCCTGGGCCAGTCCTATTGATTCCGCATGAACCTCAATCGGCGAAAGCCCAACGTAGTGGTTGGTACTGAACCACCGCACATGGTGAATCATGCGCATCGGCAGCGCGTCGCCGCCGGCGATCCGGTAGTACGGCAGCATGTCGCCGCCCTTGAGTACCTGCACCTTTTCGTTGCACAGCGGCCAGAGCGCCATCACGTTGCCGTCATCCCGACGGTCAATGAAGCTGTAACCGTTGCCCCGCAAACCCGCAGCGCCCTGCATGCATTCCATGTATTCGTACGGCGTCTGAAAGCCGTTCGGCTGGTACCGAAGCACGTCGTACGCCGGGTGGTTGATCGCCGCCTCCCGCTGGCCTTTTTCCAGCCGTTTGTACATCTCGCAGGGCAGTTGCCCCATTGTCTCAGCCAGCAGCGTGACGCAGTTTTGCAGAATCGGCAGACCCAGCGCCGTCTCCGGCGTGACCTTCACTCCGGTACTGTTGCGCCCGCTGCCGATCAGGCCGCGCCAGAAGCCACCGCCCGTTTCCGTGAGACTGCCGCGACCTTCGCCGAGCACGCTTGAAAAGAACATGCTCAACCTCCTTTGGATTTAGGTTTCATTGCAGCAGCAGCGCGATCCGCCAGCCGGGACCAGGCCATCAGCCCGACACCCGCAACGACACACGCAGCGGGCACATGCATCATCGCCACGCCACCGACCAGCAGACCGAAGCCCAGCAAGCCGGAGAGCCAGGACAGGATGACCAATTTCATATACTGATCCCTTCGTCATAAATGGATGTACCGCTCGCACCGCCCGACTTGCTGCTGATGCCGGTAGCCATGATGGCGGCGACAATGCCGTCGATACGGCCCGTGGCCTTGGCCTTGTCAGCCTTGCGGTTGTTGGCAGGGTCAGAGACGATCACCGCGTTGCCGGCGTTCCAGGTCATTACCGGGTTGCCGTCATGCCGCAGGGTTTCGACTGTCTCGCTTTCGACGAGCTCCCACTCACTAGGATCGAGGTCAATCACGCCCTCTTCCTCGGGGGCCAGGCCCAACAGGCGCCGTTCAAACTCATCAACAGCCGGGCCCATATCCTTGAACCCCTGGCCGAAACCCACCATCTCAGGCAGCGTGATGTCGTACTCGGACATCAGCTGCAGCAGGTCTTCGATCCGCCAGCGGTCATACGCGATGCGCTCAACGCCAAAGTAGGCGGTGATCGTCACCAGTCGCCGCAACACATGCAGCTTGCTGATCGCCCGGCCAGGAGTGGTTTCAAGGTGCTTGGCCTTGACCCACATGGCATAAGGCACCTTGTCGCGATCCTCACGCCCTTGCAGGTCATCGTCTGGGATCCAGAAGTACGGCAACAACCGCCAGTGCGGATCGTGCGGTGCCGGCCAGAACAACAGAACGAATGCCGTCAAGTCCGTGGTGCTCGCCAAATCCAGTCCGCCAACGCACCGGCGGTTGCGCAACATGCGCATCGGCACTCGCTCTTCTGCCTGTTTCCAAACCGCCCAGGAAATCCACGGCGCATCGGCCTGGGTCCATTCGCAGAAGTTCAGGCGGCGAACTACCGACTCTTGAGCCGGCAACCCCCGCGCGGCCTTCACTTGCTCGCGTAAATACTTGCGACCAGGGATGCCATCGTCCTGCCCATCGGCGATGTGATCGAGCGAGGGGTTAACCTTCGCCCAACAACTCTCGTCCCTGAACGGATCGTCACCTTCATCGAGCGAGCAGATGAAGGCAAAGAAACTGTCGTCCTCCTCAATGCCGGCACAGATCCGCACGCCTAGGTCGTGATACTGACCGCAGACAGTTTTCTTGTCGGAGCCACTGTTGGTGATCATCACCACCATGGCCTTGCGCCGGTTCTTGGTACCGGCGCGCATCATGTTCACGGTGGCGGCGGTTTTGTGCTCGTGCACCTCATCAAGCAAGCCGATGTGTGGCCGTGGCCCTGACTTGCCTTCGTCGGCACTGATTGGCCGGAAGAAAGAATTCGTGTTGGGGTAAAACAGGTTCCAGACCTTTTCGTTCCGGCCCGACTGCACCAACCGTGAGGTGAGTTTTTTCGACATGTCGACCATCGACACGGCGTCACGAAACAAGATCATCGCCTGGTCGCGCTTGGTCGCACCGGCATAGATCTCGGCGCGCTGCTCACCATCAGACACCAGGCCGTATAGGCCGATCCCAGCCACCAGCGGGCTTTTGCCCGAGCCTTTGCCGGTTTCGATGTAGCCCAGACGGAAGCGTCGGAACCCGTCTACCGTCATCCACCCGAACAAACTGCCGATGACGAACGCTTGCCACGGGGCCAACAGGAAGGGCATGCCTTCGTAGTCGCCACCGTTGAGGCAAAGCACCTCTTCAAAAAAACCGATGGCTCGGTTGGCCTTGGCCAGATCCCAGATCAGGCCGCGAGACGGGCCGTGTTTCAGGTCAAGCAGATGCCGCTTACAGGCGTTGCGGACATCAGGGCCGGCGACTGTTTTACCGGCCAACACCGCCAGAGCGAATGCGCTGATGCGATCATCAGTTGAAGTACTTGTCTGCAGCGTCTCGTTGGTCATTGGGGAATAGCTCACCTTGCGGCGCCGCCGACGTTTTCAGGTTACGTCGGGACACGGGCGACAGACCGAACTGCGCGCCGGCGGCGTTGGCGCGTTTTTCCGCGTCATTCGCAAGCTGGCGAAGTACATGCATTTGCTGGGCGCCGGTTTTGAAAGTCTGGATTTCGCCGCCCAGGTCATCATCGGAGGCTTTATTGCGCTTCGCGATCAACCGCTGATAGCGGCGCCAATCAGCGGTAGCCTGGCAGTAGGTGGCCAGCGCCATAGCATCCAGCTGCGAAACGATACCCAACGAAATCAGCGCAGGCACCAGCTGCTCCCACTCAGCGATCGCTTCAGCAGACAGCACATCTGGCATGGGCGGTGCGCCGACCGGAACCGACGGCGCCGCGACTTCGGCCAACAGGTCGCTGATATTTTCCCGACCACGATTTCCCTGCAGCAGTTTGAGCGCCGCTGGTTTTCCAGGGCGCCCCGAATTTCCGTTTCCGGCCATAAAAATAACCCCTACCTGTTGATACCCCCCCTCCCTCATTTTTCCCGACGTTGCGCACGGAGGGGGGCGAGCGGTCTAGAACGAATCCCGGAAAAAGTTTTTCACCCCCCCTGCCCTAGGGAGCGCCATTTTTTGGTGCGTTTTCGCCCCCTGGTCACCGATTCCAGTGATGGCTGGGATCCACGGGGCGACCATCAAGGTTGCAGCCTGGGACCACGCCGGTCCGCTCCATCCGCTGCTTGGTCGAGTCGTGGCAGAACTTGCAGAGACTCGCCCAGTTCGCTGGGTTCCAGAACAGCTTCCATGCCGCCTTGAGCCGCACCGGATCGCCACTGTCCTTGGCTTCCTTGAGCTTGGGCGCAATCTTGTGGTCGACCACTGTTGCAGCGACGGGCCGCTGTTCGGTCGAACACATCGTGCAGTAGGGGTTCTCCCGCAGATGCCCATCGCGGGACTTCTGCCACTTGTACCCATAACCGCGCTGCGTGCTGCTGGCGCGACGTTCATTGCTCTGACTGGACATCGGCGGACGCCTCACTCACACCCAGTCGCTTGGCCACCCATCGTTCGTACAACCCGATCGCCACATCTGCACCTGCCATCGCTGTCAGGCATCCAATCGCACCAGATGTCCAGATCGACATGCCCGCCGCGTACAGCAGCATGATCGCCGACACCCCGCAGACCACGCAGGCGCCTGAACGAAGAGCCAAACGCCGGATCAACGCCCAACCCCGCGCCCCTTCCTTGTCCGCGCGCCACATCTCGCCCGACACTCCACCCACCAGGGCCAGGACGATCACTAACCAGATCGGCATTTCTGCCAGCGCTTGCTGTTCGTTGGTCATTGCTGGTCCCCATAAACGCGAAAACCCGGCGCGAGGGCCGGGTTTGTGGTGAGGTCGCCTGGTTGCGTACCTCTCTGAACATGACTGATTTATACCCCTCCAGTCCGGTGGCAGCAAGCGTTTCGCGCTGCCACCCCGCAATCAACGGCCTCACACCTGCAATCAGCGGACATATAACGTAACTGGCTACCGCCCCGCAGGGCATTGACCGACCTGACCCACCTAACTAAAGACAAGTGCGCCACTTACAGCCCACAAAAATCAAAGCGCTGACCTACTGTCCTACTATTTATTACCTTTTCCCCCGTATAGAGAGAGATTAACAAACGCTGCGCGTGACACGCGCGTGCGAGGGTGCACGCACTACGCGGGGAAATCCCGGAAAAGGTAGGACAGTAGGTCAGAGCCCCGATTGGCGCGGTCTGCGTCTGCTCCACCAGCAATAACACCAGTAGGCAAGGTGGGCCAAAAAGCACAATCACGCTGCGCGCTCCAGCAACAAAACTGCGATCTCCAGATGGGCAGCATGCAAGCGCTCATAGAACTGCGTACGTCCGCATCCACAATGCGCCCACTTCTGACGCTCTACGCTCTCATGGTTCAGGTAATGCTCGCGTACCACCTGCCCCAGCTCCCAAGACAGATGCTTGTTTACTATCACCTCAATGTCCGCACTCCATGGCAGCAGCATCCTCGAACCACCGCGCGTGCCACGAATCAGTTCTCCCTTGCAATCCATCAACTGGCCCAACATGGTGCTAGCAGATCCATTTGCACCCCCACAGCCATGCATATCGAGCGCCCACAACTTCAACATCTCATCCATTTCAGGGATCAAAATGCAGACTCCTGCCTGGGCTCGACCGTCCCGCGCTTCCAATTGGCCGGTTTCACATACTCATAACCACGCACTCCAACGTAGCCGCTAGTCTGGCGTCGGCGCGGCCATTTCAATCGATGCATAATCTTGCCGATCCGCATCTGCTCGGGTCTGCCCCAGTGGCTCGGGTCGATATTCAGCGCATGCTGCAACAGATACGCGCCCGTCACCGTTTCGCCAATATGTTTGGCTACCAGGTAGTGAACCACTGGTTCTTCCCACATATCTGCCTGGAAGCGCTTATCCTGCTCAGCCGCAAACAGTTCGCTCTCTTCACGCTCAGCCCACCAAATATCACCCGCGCGAAAACAGGCTACCGCCTCGGCCCAGAGTTGATCACGCTCTGCCCGCAGGCCATCCAGATCAACCTTCGTACACGTCACCGGCCAATAACGGCGGTTGCCCGTGTCATCCTTTAGGTACTCATCCTGGTTAGTCGTTCCGATAAATACACTCTGGCGCGGCACACTCAAATGCCGCCGTCCGTAGCTCTCTCGGTAGTGGTCCGTAGCCGATGAAACAAATTGCTTGGCCTTTGTCGTATCGGACTTGTTCAGCGCATCCAGCTCCGCCATCTCAATGATCCACTTACCCCGGATCGCCTGATACGCATCCTTGCTGCTCATATCGAATGCCGTATCCATAAACCACTTACCGGCAAGTATGCCGGCGGCCGTCGACTTACCCTCACCCTGCAACCCCTCCAGAATGAGCATCACATCCACCTTACAGCCAGGCTGGAACACCCGTGCCACAGCAGACAGCATCCAACGCTTGCCCACTTTACGCGTGTACTCACTATCTGGAACGCCCAGCCGATCCTGTAGCCACCGCTCCAGTCGCGGCGTGCCATCCCACACCAACCCATTCAGATACTCGCGCACAGGATGAAAGGCATTGTCATGTGCAGCCGAGTTTACTGCCTCAAACACATTCGGTGACTTCACGGACAACCCGTAGACTTCGGCCAGCCACATCATCACCTTGATATCGTCGATATCCTCCCAGTCACCTGCACTGCCACCAAACGGCGGTGTGCGCGCCTTAATAATTTTCGACGCGAACGAATCCCACGCAATCACCCCGCTCCAGCGCGAGTCATTACTCAGAATCAATCCGACGTTATAGGGGTGCGCCAGAATCCCGCCCTTAGCAGACCGCAGCAGCTTTTCATGCCATCCAGCATCCGTCGCGGGCCTCACCAGCGCCAACACCTGGCGGCGCACCGCTTCTAAGCCCTGGGCACAGTGCAGGTCATTAAAATCCGTCCAACCAGCCTCACGGTCATTATCGAAGATCGGCAACACCACCTGGCCACCAACGACCACCGCCGCATTCTCCGCCTTCACCTTGCCCGTGTTGAACGGCTTACCCTGCACCTGGGTTTTCCAATCATCATCCGCACAGAACAGCAGCGGGCGACCGGGATAACGCACCCGTAACCCCTGCGCCACCGGCAACAGATTGCCAGCATCAAAGCACACCGCCACCGTCAGCGCGGTCGCCATATGCAAGCTCGCCCCAGTCGCGTAACCCTCGCACACCAGAATAACGTCACCGGGCTCAGGCTCAGGGCCGATCAAATGCACTGCCCCCTCTTTCTCCAAGCCCGCCGGCCAATAGGTCTTATTACGCCCCAGTTTGGGCTGCACCTCAGGGAACAACACCTGCAGGCCGATCACCTCTCTGGTTTTCACATTGCGCATCGGTACAAGCGCACAGCCCGACTTGCGTTTAAAACGCAGGCCGAAACCGGCCACACGCTTCGCATCCAGATAAGCGCAGTGGCCCTTTTCCTCCAAATGCTTCCACATGCCCGCAGCACGGCGCGCGGCAGTTCGATGCTTGCGCGCCTCGGCCTCAGCCGCCTTACGCTGCCCCTCCTCGGCCCGAGCCCGCATCACCGCCCGATCCTCAGCGCTCAACCGGCCACCCTTGACCTTGATCTTCTGCCAACTGCCCTTTTCACCCTGGCGCCAGTCGCCAAACGCGCCGCAATAGAAGGTCTTGCCGCCAGTCAGATGTTCATAGATCACGTACCAGCCCGTTTTCTCCGGAGCCTTATCACCGTCGCACTCGCAACGCGTCCGCTTGCCAATCACAAGTGGGGTTTCTGGTTTAAGCCCGTAGTCCTGCAACTGGGCCAACACATCATCAAGTAGTTCGTGATTAGTCATGCCCGTACTCCACGCCGGTCTGCCAGGTCCTGGCAGTCAGTGCAGCGCGTACAGCCGCGATCAAGCATTGCCAACCGCCGAGCCTCTAGAATGGCATCCCCGCAGTCCGCGCACCTGAGCGTACATTGGCCAGGATTGGCAGTAGGTCGCGCGGCCATGGCCACGGCAAGATTAAGAGCAATGACGTTATCAGCAACATCTGCGTTGTCAGACATAAGTCAGATCCTCCGCATGCATCTTGCGGAGCACCGCGCGCAACTTGAATACAGCCTGCACCATGCGCTCAGCCAGCAGCTCAAACTCGGCCAGTTCGGCATCGTCCAATTTGTCATCAGTCAATGAAGCCGATACATGCGTGGCCAACTCTCCCTCACGAGAAAGCAACTCGCCAATGCTTGCCATCAGCGACTGCGCCGTGTCGGTGTCGCTCAACTCGGAAACGTCGATACCCACCCAGCCAATGGGATGCAACAACGCATCTACAATGCGCGGATCGCGCGTTGCATCCAGCACCAATTCAAGATCGCCGATATTGGGCGTGTGGCTGGTGTTGGTCAGGCTCAGCTTATGATTAAGGGTAGTGGCGTTGCCGCCGTCGATAGCGGCAATAGCAGTGGCACCGCCAGGATAATCACGTGCCGCGTGGAGCAAAGCTTGCGGTAGGGTCAACAGCGAACGCCGTGCGCGCTCAATGGAATTGAACTGTTTACGGTTCATGGCAAAACTCCAAAAACTCTGCCAGTGACCGCCGCACGCCTGTTTGATACAGTTGTGCCGTGGTCACTCACAAGTGGTCGCATGCAGCCGGTTGCTCTGTGGTAGGAAGTCCGGCTGCACCCCAATGGCAAGGCACACGCTCTGCATGTGCCTTGCCGTTACAGCCTGCAGACCGTGGTGGGTTAGCAGGCAACCCAAGGCATCCGTGCCTTGGTTGCGCGATAGAGGGAAGCGGTTTGCATGTGGTTTGCCCGCCTACCTTTATCGCGACCCGACAGCACTGTGGTGGTGTGTATCGGGAGGAACTGGGCGGCCTTTCGGTCGCCTTTTTTCTAAGCCGCTTGAGCTGAGGCATCCGCAACAACTGCTGTATTTACCTGCATTCGCAAATACTCCCAATCGATATCCGGACGTAACGATTCGCAAGTGACTTGACCTGTGGTCTGCCTATCAATAGCAATTGCGAGACCCGCATTGGATCGACGATTACCATAGGCAATTTGCTTAAGCTGTCCTGCCGATGTGCCACAGCAAGCGGCAAATGCTTCGAGCTGCGCCGCATCCAAACTCTTTAGGTAGTCGAGTAGAGTCATGTTCACCTCCAGAACAACCACGAGATTAGCAAACGCTAATCCGCCACGCAATAGCAGAACGTAATTTACAAGCTGCTAACGCTAGATACATGATTTATCTATGGATATTTACGAAAAACGCTTAACGATCCTCAAGGCCCTCATTGGTGAAAACCAGCTGAAGGATTTTGCAGGAGCTCATACCGATGTTGACGCCTCCTATCTTTCGCAGATCCTTAACGGTCATCGGACGCTAGGGGATCGCGCTGCGATGAATCTTGCTAAAAAATTAGCTGTTCCAGCAGAACTCCTAACAACAGGCAATTACTCTGCAGCAGACCAGAACCGCATAACGGCAAAATGGCTAGCACTTGACCTCAAACCGCCAACACTTCCCCATCCCGCGTTTTTCAACGCAGCGATCAACGAAACCGCCCAACGTGCTGCCGAGGAAAGGGAGTGGTCCGCTAAGAACCGCCAGGCAGCACCGGTGCCCGTAGTAGGTAAAGCTATGCTGGGATCTGATGGTTACTTTGACGCGCTTGACTACCCAGCCGGACATGGTGATGGCTACATAGATATAGTCAGCTCCGACCCCGACGCCTATGGCCTCAAAATGGTGGGTAGCAGCATGCACCCACGCATCAAAAGCGGGGAGTTTGTTCTTATTGAACCAAATCATCGCTATCAGACCGGCGACGAGGTGCTCGTAAAAACAACGGATGGCAGGTCTATGGTCAAGGAGTTCATTTACCTCCGGGACGGACAATATAGATTCGACAGCATTAGCGACGGCTATCCTCCGATCTTTTTGGATGAGCATCTCGTCGAAAAAGTCCACTACGTGGCCGCAATCTTGAAGTCGTCAAAATACATCGACATTTAATTTTAGCATTTGCTATTGCATAAAAAATTAGCTGTTGCTAATTTTGCCTCACTCTCCTACCACAGAGCGAGGCAATTCCCATGCAAACCGCAACGTTGCACGTCCTACCAACGTGCCCAGAAAGCCGCGTTTTCGAGGTGCGCCGCCTAGCAATAATCCACGGCTGCGCCTTCGCCCCCACCAAACGCAAATCAACCACCAGCCCAACGCCAACCCCCTTCAATCCAGACGATGGAGGGCGTGCAGCATGAACAGGCTATCTCTCAACGCTGCCGCCTATATCCGCCTCCAGGCTCAGGTGCACCTCAGCGGAACCTTCAATCACACCCTGCACTCGCGTGATGATCGCCACTTCGTAGCGGCCCAGGTCGAGATCGAGCAATGCACCGATGGCATCACGGTAATGGTGCGCATCTGCGGGACGCGCAATACCTCAGTCACCCTCGATAAGCACCGCAAAAACAACGCCACGCGCGTAGCGAGCTTTATCGAAGGTATCGCCAATGGCCGCAGCCCTACCGGCGTGCCTGACGTAGACGAACATGAGGCTGTCAGTGATATAGAAGCCACCCTACGTCTGGCAATCCGACGTGGGCGCGGCATTTACCATCTGATCGCTGACGAACTGGAACCCTCTGTACAAATCCAGCGCAACCCACGCGGCGGCTACATCGTTAAGCTCGAAATCGACGACGCCGGCTGCGTGCTCACCCTGCCCGCCGATAACCAGCACGCCTACGCAATCTTGGCTGAAAACCTCAACCAGTTCCTGCAGGGCTACCGCAATAGCCTCGCAGCCGCCGCATGAGGTGCCGCCATGAGCCTATCCCTCAAACGCGCAGCCGAGCGCCTAGGTTTGGGTCACCGCGAGTTGATGAAACGCATGCGCGACAAAGGTCTTCTGGATAAAAAAAACCTGCCAGCTAACCCCGCCGCAACCAAAGACTTTCTAGTTACTCGCGAGAGCCGCTGGTTTCACGAGAGGCTCGGCATGCAATACAAGCGCACAACGCGCGTGACCGATATTGGCATTTCCTGGCTGGCCGGGCAGATCGGTATTGAGCGCCCAGCCCCACCTGCCGTAACCGACCCGCGAGAAGTCGCGTAATGAGACAGCCCGAAGACTGGCCGCGCCAGTACGCCCGCCAGATCACGGCGATGCGAACCCGTGAGGAACGCATCGCCGCGCTGGCAGAAGTACCGGAGCACCTACGCGAGCTGGTACGCACCCACGTCGAGATCGCCTGGAACCACCCCCGAGGTAACACACATGGACCGCAAACTGATTGACACCCTACTGATCGAGCTGCTGAACCTGCCCGAAGAACGCCGTACCCCTGAGAAAATTCTGGCCAACCTGACATTAGCCGCGACCGCCGCCGGTGTTTCCCTCCCCATCACTGGCGCACCGCTGCAAATCGA